GAAGCCGACCAAGCCGCTGACATAGAGGTCGTTAATCAGGCTCTGGACAAGCTAAACAGACGAAACATCAACTGGGCGGATGCTTTAGGTATTTCAGCAATGGATGCCGCCGCTCAAAAAGCGGAGCAGCTGACCGCACGGTTTATTAAGAACGATAAAGTAGTAGATAGCTGGATAACCGCACTATACGAAGGCAAACAAGCACTGGCAGAGATAAACAGAACTATGGAAGTCGAAAGACTCGATAGTTATACACGGGCGGTGTTAGCGCAGCAGCGTGCTTTAGATCTGTACACAGATACAGCTACACAAGCAAAACGAGCAGCAGAAGCTCTTAATTACGCAGGAGAAACTCCTGCCCTACGTCCGGCTGGATTTACCGACGAAGACGTACGAATTAAAAACCTTATTGACGACGAAAATACCGTTGCAAACTTAATAGCAAACAATAGAAAAACTCAAGCTGCCCTGCAAAGCGGTTTAGATGCAAAATTCTTTGCACAACAAATTGAATACACACAAAAAGAATTAAACGCAGAACTGGACAAAATAGAAACAATAGTACAAGCCCAGTTAAAAGCAGACAGACGGGTTCAAAAAGACTTTGACGCACGTCTTGCGGCGCGTGGTGATGAAAGAAATGGAGCCAAGCAGCTGGAACGGGCTTTACTTTCTCTAGAAATGCGTCGTGTTCAGGGAACAAACGCGATGTTAGATGAAAAAGCGGCACAAGTTGCCTTAAATTTAGAACGTAAAAAAGAACCGGGATTTTTTAACAGTCCGGGAATGCGATCAGAAAAACAAAAAGGCCCAGGTTTCCGGGCGCGCCTATCTAAACCGAGCAGCAAACTAGGTAGCGCAGTCATCGGTGGCGGCTTCCCCGCCTTGACGGGCGGTGGCCCCGGCACCATCGCAGGTGGTGCGTTGGGCGGCCTTTATGGTGGATTCGCTGGTTCAATCGGCGGTTCCGCTATCGGTCAATTTATTGATCAAGCTGTAGCAGCAGTGCAAAAGCTAGGCAACGCCTTTGTTTTGGCAGCAGGTAGCTACAGCGCCATTCGTGAACAGGGTGTTGTCTTTACGGCGGAATTAGAAAAACAAGTGAGGCTTGCAAAACAGCAAGGTGATTTTGCTAAGGCACGGGAATTGGCATTCGGTTCCTTAGCAGGACAAACCGGCGATATAGGCGGGGTAGGTGTGCAAGTCGTTACAGCAAGCGTAAACAGGCTCCAAAAAGCGTGGAACGGGGTAACTAAAGCGGTATCACTTACCGTCGGAATTATTGCTTCTCCTTTTATAGAGGCCCTTGCATTTGTGCTAAGAGCCGTGCAGTCTATATTCATGCTTGTGAATGCGATTTTCACAGGAATTGCAGCTGTTATAAATTTAATTCCAGGGGCAAAACAATTAGGAGATGCTCTCGCAGAGCAAGCACAAAAAGGCACGGCTGAATACGAAAATCAACTAGCAGAACTGGATAAACAGATTGCAACAGGACAAAAATTACTACAAATTGAAAACGCAAAAAACAAAATAGTAGCCTCTTCGTTTGGAAAATCAAAAGAAGAACTGGCTATTGCACAAAAAGAAGCCGACGCTAAAGAGCGTATATTAAAGTTTGAACAAGCACAAGACGCTCTGGAAGCTGATGCTCCTATTGGTACTGCGGAGCTACGCAAAAAATTAGCGGTGCAGCTTGCCATTCAAAGTATAACATTTAGAAAACAAGAGCAAACACTTGCTCTTACAAATGCCACCGAATTGGCTAATAAAATTAAGGACTATAACCGAGAGGTTGCGGAAACAAAACGACAGTATGAACAACAATACCAGGACGCGGTACGAGAGGCTAGCAGGGCTCAAGCCGATGATGATCTTGCCGCAATCCGCAGGTTACAAGACGCTCGCATCAAGATGCGCGAGCAAGAACTTGCTTACATCCAGAAAATACAACAAGAGGAAATTAACGCCGCCCGAATAGCAAGTCAGCAACGCGCTTTAACGGGGAGTGTTGGTGCAGCGATATCGGGTAACCCCAACGCTGAACTTTTGAATACCGTCCAAACGGCAGTAGAAAACTACCGCACCGGAAGACTTGCGGTGGAACAAGAGGCTGCCGCAAAGCAGCAGCAAAGTCAGTTGCAGTACCAAAAAACAGAACTGGCAATTTTACGAGCCAAGATTGACAACGCCCGGCGTATTGCCCGGTTAAATGAAGATAGTCAGATAAAAATAGCCCGCATAAACGAAGCAATCAATAAACAAAACGAAGCAGCATCGCGGCGTAAATTTGAAGTAGAAAAAGCATCTCAGCTGGCGGGATTAAATACCTTAAAGTTGCGGGAAACACTAGAAGGGTTCCGGGCAGAGAAAATGATGACAGCGGAAAAGGCAAAGGGAAACAAGGCAGATCCAGCTTTTGTGGACTACTACAAACTCCTATCAGATACAGCAGCAGCAAACATAGCCTCTATAAATGATACTATACGACAAGTTCAACAACTGTTTGCCAAGGTGCCGGTAAACAAACTACCTGGCATGGCCGCTCTGCCTGCGCGAACCGACACAACCGGAGACGCGTCCGCCGCCGAGTCTGCCGCTGCAGAGCAATTAGCAACTTATGAAAAGCAAATAGTTAACCTAAAACGTATAAACGCTCTTAAACAAGAAGACCTAGCGTTAGCAGAAAAAATTCTATCCCCTTCTGGTGAACTATTAACACAGTTAAACAATATTACCCAAGAGCAAACTAAACTTGTAGAAAGCAAACAAATGTATAGCGATCTTATAAATACAGGGGTTCTTCCTGGGTTAGCAGCTGAGTTGCAAACAATCGAAGCGGCAAGAAGTGTTGCTACGGCTACGGTTGATGCTTTAATTGCAAAACTTAGTGAGCTTGCAAAAGACCCTGTAATTAAAAAATTCCTAGAAGACGAAGGTGTATTTGGGAAAGGGGGTGCATTCGGACAGCTTGGTGCAGTACGCGGCAACGTACAAACTAAAGCAGTTACAGCCGTACAAGGCGCGGAAGCGGCGGCGTCCCCCTTGTCGCGTACCAGGGAAGAAATAACCAAAGTTCAGGGTGAGTTGAACACTCTTTTAGACCCAGTAAACCAAGTGACAAAGGCCGCCGAAAGCATTGGCACGGCCTTTAGTGACTCGTTCAAGGGCGTCATCAGCGGCAGCATGACCGCTAAGGAAGCACTGGCGTCATTCTTCCAAAGTGTGGCCGATCACTTCCTGGACATGGCAGCGCAGATCATCGCCAAGATGATCCAGATGTTTGTCTTGCAACAGGCGCTCAAGATATTCGGCGGCGCTTTAGGTGGAGGTGGCGGCTTCGGCGCAGGTGGGGCCGGATTCGGCGGCAGTAATGCGTTTAGTTCTTTTGATGCAGGCGGTGCCACTGCGTTTGGTATGCCAAGCCTTATGGCCCAAGGTGGCTTCGTTACCGGCCCAACTAATGCAATCATCGGCGAGGGTGGCGAATCTGAATATGTCATCCCGTCCAGCAAGATGTCTGCCGCAATGTCGCGTTACAGCCGTGGCGCACGCGGTGAAGGCGTCATCGCCGGCAGTGGTGGCGACACCAGCGAAGCCGGCGGCAACGCCACCCCAGTCAACGGCGCCATCGACGTGCGCTACACGGTCGAGCGCATCAATAGCGTGGAATACGTCACGGCTGATCAATTCCAACGCGGGATGCAGCAAGCAGCAATGCAAGGTGCGCAACGCGGTGAGCAGCAAGCATTGCGCCAGTTGCAGCAGAATACTGCTGTACGCGGACGGGTGGGCCTGCGATGAGCACTCAAGCATTTGCCCATTATCTGCAACTACGCGGCACAAGCACGCAAAGCTTTCAAAACTACTGGATCAACGAAAACGTCACGTTTAACGGCATTACCTACAGCTTTCTGCCGTTCGGATTCAGCGGTGTTACCGTAACCCGCTCTGGCGACAACCAACCAGCCACGCTGGTGTTTCCTAATAACAACCTTTCACGCGGCTGGATCGAAACTGCCGTCACTGATCAATGGGTAACATCATGCCAGACCATGCTGATTGACCCAGCAAATATCGCAGGTGGTCGGATTCTGTCCACCTACACCGCTCAGATTGTTAGCGGTTCTTGGAGCGAAGCGCAGGTGGAGCTGCGCATGGCGTCTGTGCTTGATGCGGTAGGCGCTGACCTACCACGCAAACGCCTGACCAAGCAACTGGTCGGCAAGCTACCGCTAACCGCACGTGTCAATTTGAGATGATCGGCAAACCTTACGAGTACGGCGCTGACGGCAGCGGCCGCACCATCGACTGCATCCATTTGGTCTACGCGGTGCTAGATGGCCTTGGCATTGAAGCCCCACCGTTTCAGCAGAGCTGGTACACCGACTCACGCCGAACCATTGTGCGTGCATTGCTGACCTGGGGATACCGGGTAGACAAACCCAGTTATGATGGAGATGTAGTGCTGCTTGAGCAGCATCCGGCGGCATTTGCAGTTACATGGCAGACCGGCCTTCTGTACATCAACCAAGATTTGAAGGCGGTCGCATGGTGCCCTATCGGCAATCTGCCGACCCGGTACTGCTTCCGTACGAGAAGCAGCTTATCGACTCCCTCGGTTGCACCGAAGAAGAGTACAAAGAGTTCGTAAGGCACCTGCAGCACAAGGCTTACGCAAGGCCGGCGGGATATGACCATGTGCCGGATGTCAACGCCACGGGCTTGGAGCCCTGGCTTGTTTCAACTTTGATCAGCATTGCAGTTGGCGCTGTCCTGCAAGTTGCTGCCTATTTCCTTACCCCTAAACCCAAGGCGCAGCGTGATGTCACGCAACTGCAGCTCGGCGGTGCTGATGGCGCGTCTCGGTTTTCGCCTAACAGTGGTTTTGATAGCTCACAAAATCTTGCCAGCTACGGCACTCCCGTGCCGATCGTCTTTACCAAGCGCGTTCAACTTGCCGGGCAAACATCTGGCGGTGTATTGATTTCGCCTGCATTGGTATGGTCACGCCTCAAGAGCTGGGGCAGCTTTCAAGTTCTAGAGTTGGTTGCTGTAGCGGGTCAAGGCCCTATGGCCAAGCCAGATCGTTCCGGCTTGTTTCTTGGTAACAATGCTATCGATGGCGTTTTTGAAAGCGACTTCCAGTTCTATTGGAATGGCGGTTTTGAAGCACAAGTAGCAAATAGCCGGCTGTACGGCTTGAACTTGCGCTACGGCACGTTAGAAACCCCCGCCATTCCTGGACCACAAAACAATGCGTTCATCACCCCGACCAGGCAAGGCGTCGAGGACACCGGCTTCTGCGGTGCGTTCACGCCAACCAACCAGACCAAATTCGGCGTGTACCAAGGCATCCCTAATGGAACCCCGTATCGCCCAAACTGGGAAATAAGCCAGCCATTAGAATCTCAGACAATTCAAGCCAAAGAGCAAGTAATTACCAATCAACGCAAATACGTTGATCAAGTCCTACAGCAAACCCACCCATTTGGGGGAGGCATCCAAGGCAAGCCAGAACTTGCCGGGATGCCT